CGTCCTTTAACGCACGCTCCGCAACCTTTGCGAAACACACGGTTTTTCCGCACCCTGTGGGAAGCACAAGCAATGTTTTGTCGAACTCACCCCAAGACTTAAAAATAGAATCCACCGCCTTTTGCTGATACGGTCTAAGCTCCATTGGAAACCCTCCTTCCGTATTCGGCAATAAGGATTGCGTCGGCTATTTTTAAGGTCGGCTTTAAGAACGCATATAGCTTGTATGCGTGTTCCCGAAGGCGGCGTTTTCGCTCGTTATATTCCAATCCTTTCACTTCGGGCAAAATTTCTCCTTGCCACTTCTGGGGAGTCACCGTCTTAAAGGGAATCTCCAAAGCGATAAGAATACCGATTACTTCTCCGTAAGACTTGCCGAGGACAAAGGAGCGGCTTGCGGGTTGGGCGTGTTTGCAACTTATATAGCCGCTTACTTGCTCAACATAAGCCTCCAAAGGAATATTGCACTTTTGGGAATATTCCTTCAATTTGCGCATTGCCTCAGCGAAGAACTGTATATCGTTCAGTGCGTCCGCCACATTCGCGCAGAGAGGGTGCGGGTGGAGGATTGCATATCCTCCGTTTACACCCGCGTCTATTCCGATTATGATTTTACCATTCATCGGAATCCTCCTCTCTGACAACACCCATAGCTTCGCCTATGCGCCGAATAGACAATACGTCGGATTTTAGCTTCTCGATAGCGCGACTTGGGCTTATCTGCCACATTGCGTTGAAGTTTATTTCTTCGTCTTTGCGCTTTATCCCAAAGAATCGCGCTATGTTGCCAAGAGATGCCTTCTCGAATGTCCCACACCCCCAGACTTGCAACAAATCTATGAAGTTGCCGTTAAGGTAGCGACCATTGAGAATCTTCGGCACTATAACTCGGTTTGCCCATGAACGCCTTACTAAGAATGGAATGGCCCAAGCGTAGATATTAAACCCAACAAACTTGCAATCCGCATTTGAACGGTAGTAATTCCAAAATTGCCTTAAAATATCGGCTTCATCGGAGTCTATAATTACAAGCGGAGTTTGATTTGGCTTTTGGATACCAATAGCCATGACTCTCCCAGAGAGAGCCGAACTCGGTGCGTCCAAGAACCATTCTTCCTGCTTCCTCGCTTTCCACGTTTGTATTTTTTCTGCGTCCTTGTAATTACTCGGAGCGGAAAATTCAGGCATGAGGTGCTGAATTTCGTCTCGGGGAAGTCCGTCGGTTTCAACATTGAATACGATTTCCATAGCAAACCTCCCTTAGAAAATGTCCTCATCGTCATTATCCGACGCTTCGGGTTCGAGATAGTCCTTGATGACATTCCCGTCATACATTTTTCCGTCTCGTCCCTCCCATTTTTCGATGCCAAGGCGAGCCTTGCCTCTACTTCCGTTTACTTTGTCCCACTTCGGAACTGAACGTTCGCCATGCTTGCGAAGCCCAACACAAGTAAAGAATTGGTTTATCTTCCATTCACACCTGCGCAAAAGCACCAAGTTCTCGCGCAACGTCGCTTCCAAACCCTCAGAAGTTCTGCATCTGAGCGTGAGCTTTGCCATATTGTCGCCTTTTGCGGTGGTGGCCCGCTCAAATCCAACAACAGTAAAGTCAACAACAGTGTTTTCTGGCAGAACCGTAAATTCCTTCGCCTCTTGTGAAGTTTCGGAATTCCAATCCAATCTTTCGTTATCGGAGGTATTCATTACTTAGCCCTCCTTTCCGAAATATAAGCTTCCACCTTCTCCCAGTTTTTTTCCTCCGCGATTTTTGCGAGGAGAGACTCTGATAGGTCTTTGTACGTCTGATTGCTTTTTATGAGCGCATTGCGCTTCGGATTATTACCCCTCAGATAATCGTTCAGTTCATCTGGCGAAATTGCCGAAAACTCCATAGCCGCTTCAAGAAGCGCCATATCCGCTTTCGGAGAATCGCTAATTTCAAGATTTCCAGAAGTCTTATCTTCGTGTTCTTCCAAGGAAGAAAATTCGGTGCTGAATATATCCTTTAAGCTATCGAAACTAAGCGGCAAAACTCCCGAAAGTCCCCAGCGGTTCTTTGCATCGCAAAACGATGTATGCTCGGTGTAGAGAACTCTCTCTTTGCCTCCTACGGCCTTGCCTTTGCCGCTTGCACTCGACTGTATGTATGTGCGGTAATTTGCAAACAACAGTCCGTCAGCCCACTCTTTGATAAGCGGGGATACACCCCTTGAACATTTCAACTCGTAGTGGTCGTATGTTCCGTTTTCCTCGGGCAATTCGAGCTTTTTTATTGTCGAGTGCGCCAAGACAAGAACGTGCATTCCCGAATTCTGCAACTTGCTAAGATTTGCCAACATTCTCGCATATTCTTCCGCGAGATACTGGTAGCCTTTGCCGTAATTAAAGTCTTCGAGACCGGTCTTCTTGTACTTCTTGCAAAGGAATTCAATGCACAAGCGCTCAGCCCAATCTGCCGTATCGAGTACGAAAGTTTTAAAGCCTTGCTTGTCGGCTATGAGTTCGTCTATGCAGGAAAGCAATGTTTCCCAACTGTTGAGGTCGGATATTCTCGGCACGTCAAGATCTGCCGTTCCGCCTTCCAAGTCCGCAAATAGCGGATTGGGGAATTTCGATGCAAATGTGCTTTTGCCAACACCTTCGCAACCATATATTACGCCCCTTTGAGAGCGCATTATTTTACCTGTTTTAATCTGCATTTAGATTTCTCCGAGTTTGCGAACTCTCGTCTCGGAGTGGCACTTAGGAATTTCAGGTGTGGGGAGATAGGGCCTTTCCGACCAAGTAGGTACGGGTTTTGTCCTCCTCCTCGATACAGGCAACATTGTGTTTCCGTTCTCGTACTCCAAAACTGAACTTCTAAGCACCGCAATAGGAGAACGCGGCTTGCCATTCGGCCCGCGAAGCAGTTTCAGCCTATGGGACTTAACGACTTTTCGGACGCACGTTTCCGAACAATTCCACCTGTCCATTAAGTCTTTTACCGAAAATGCCTGCCTTGCGAAGGTGTCGCCAATCCGCTCAGAGAGAGTCATAAGCAGGTCGTTTTGCGCCCTGACTATTTCCTCAAGCCGCAATATTCGATTTGCTAAAATCTCACTGTCGCTTTTCGCTTCCATTGCT